ATTATTCATGTTAAAGAGAACTCATTTAACTCTATATACAGAGGAGTTCCAAGACTAAAACCAGCATATAGAACTATGCAACTATTAGCAAGCATGAGAAATTTCCAGGACAACTTCTTCAGGAATGGAGCTGTCCCAGGTTTAGTACTAAAAAGCCCGAATACTTTAAGTGAAAAGATAAAAGAACGTATGTTAGCTGCTTGGAGAGCCCGTTACAACCCGAGCACAGGAGGGAGACGTCCTCTAATATTAGATGGCGGTCTAGAAGTTGATAACTTAACGGAGGTTAACTTTAAAGATTTAGACTTCCAAGTAGCTATTCAGGCTAACGAAAAGATTATACTACAGGCAATAGGCGTACCGCCATTGCTATTGGATAGTGGGAACAATGCAAATATTCGACCAAACCATAGGCTGTATTACTTAGAAACAGTACTACCTATAGTTAGAAAAATAAACTTTGCATTTGAGCGTTTCTTTGGATTCGATATTTCAGAAGATGTGAGCAATATACCCGCTCTACAGCCCGAACTGAAAGATTCCGCAGCATATTACAGTACTTTAGTTAATACTGGAATTATGTCAGCAAACGAAGCCAGAGAAGCAATGAGAATGGAGCCGTTAGAAGGGCATGACGACTTAAGAGTGCCTGCTAATATAGCAGGCTCAGCAGTGAATCCATCGGAAGGTGGAAGACCTGAACAAGAGGAAGAAAATAATGGCGAATAAAAAAGCACAATTAAAACAATTAGCTGATTACTTTGCTGAGAAAGGAAAATTTATGTCAGCTGCAGAATATAAAGCTGCGGACGATGTACCTATGAGATTTACTATCGCCAAGAGACCATTCGGATCTTGGTCGAGAGTAGGTTCTATGATAAGAACAAACTTTCCTGAGCAATGGGAGGCTATGTCTCCTGCCCCAGAAGAGGCACCCGCTCCAGCGCCTAAGCCTAAAGCTCAGCCTAAAAAGGCTGCAGCACCAAAGGCTGCTAAAGCGCCCAAAGCAAAGAAATAAGGGGAATAATTATGCAAAAGATTTTTAACTTAACATCAACATTCAAGTCTGTTCAAGAAGCAGATGACGGAAGTGTAAATATCAAAGGATATGCCAGCACTAACGATACAGATCGTGCGGGAGATGTTATTAAAAAAGAGGCATGGGAGAAAGGAGGATTAGATAATTTTGGCAATAATCCTATTATACTTTTCAATCATGACTATAATAAACCTATCGGCAGAGCCACCTCGTTAGAGACTGACGAAAAGGGACTAAAGATTACCGCGAACCTATCAAAAAGTGCTGGTGATGTAACAAATTTAGTGAAAGAGGGTATTCTGAGAGCATTCAGTGTCGGCTTCCGCGTCAAAGACGCAGATTATATGGAAGAAGGCGATGGATACTTGATTAAAGATGCGGAGTTGTTTGAAGTAAGTGTGGTATCAGTACCCGCTAACCAAGCAGCCACCTTCTCTGTGGCGAAGTCTTTCGATACTCAAGAAGAATATTCTGAGTGGAGAGAGCAATTTGTCAAAACAACCGAGGTAATTACGCCTCAAGATACAGACGAACAGTCTGTCTTCAAGGAAAATATAATGTCAGAAAATAAAGACTTTAATCTTGAAGAGTTTGCAAAGAACGTTGCTAAAGAAACAGCTGCGACTATTGCGATGCAACAAGCCGACTCTAAAGCGAAAGCTTTAGCTGAGGAACAAGCAGCCGCAGAGCAGGCAGCCGATGAAAAGGCAGTTCAAGACGCTAAACTCGAAGAAAAGAAAGCTGAAGTAACAGCTATTATCGAAGCAGGAACTTCTGGAGCAGAAACACTTGTTTCTGACCTAGAGAAACGCATTGATAGTCAATATTCTAACGTTGAAGAAGTTGTAGAAGGCTTAAAAGCTGAACTACGCGAAAAATCTGAAGAAATCCAACAAATCAGAGAATCTAAAAAGATTTTCGGTGAAAGGCTAAAAGGCGGAGGTCTTGAAGCATACACTAGCGATCTAGAAGATGCTTGGTTACTTGGTAAAGCTACTGGTAAAGGGCTTAACACCAAGTTTGGAATAGAAACTATGGAAAAAGTAAATACTCATTCGGGTATGGACGTTTCTTCCGCAGATTTTGAACAAACAGTTTCAACAAATATTGAAAGAGACATACAGAATGCATTAGTACTAGCACCTCTATTTAGAGAAATAGCTATGAATTCTGCAACTCAAATATTACCAATCCTACCAGATGCTGGCTATGCGGAGTTCACAACTAACGCACAAGCTTCAGGATCAGCCCCTCATGGTAACTTAGACCCAAGAGGCGATGCTTACGATCCATCAAATGGTGCAGGTATGGTAATGACTGAAAGGACACTTTCAACCAAAAAACTGATCTCTCAATCATACTTAGGTAACGAAACAGAAGAAGATGCAATCTTGCCTATTCTTCCGTTAATTCGTGAATCTATGATAAGATCACACGCTCGAGGAATCGAGAATGCTGTTCTAGCTGGTGACGATGCCGATGGCGCATACGGTACTGGTGGAGCGGCTTTTGAAGGTTTATTGCACTTAGCAAGAAACGATTCAGATTATACTCAGACTACAACAGCCTTTGCTTCTGATTCTTTAACAGCGCTACAATTATTAGCAGCTAGAAAGAATATGGGCAAATATGGTATTAAGCCTGAGGACGTAGTATACGTTGTATCCCAATCAGGATACTTCCAACTACTAGAAGATGCTGAGTTCCAAGATGTCAACCTAGTGGGTGACGCAGCTACTAAACTTAGTGGTGAAATTGGTTCAGTATTCGGATCAAAAGTTATCGTATGTGATGAATTCGCAACAGCTGCCGTGAGTAAATTCCACGCAGTAGCGGTTTATCCTAGAAACTTTGTTATGCCAAGACTACGTGGAATGACAGTTGAGTCAGACTACGAAGTAGGCAACCAAAGAAGAGTACTAGTTGCTTCACAAAGAGTTGGTTTCATCGATCTAATTGATGGCGCTACTTCTAAGTGGGCTCTTATGTACAAAGCTTCTTAAATTAATTTACACCGCGCTATGCGGGTATGATGAAATATGCTGGGTGACTTGGGGGAGTAATAGCTCCTCCAAGTTTCACCTTTTCAAGGACACACAATGGCAAACTTAATCACTAAAGTACAATATAAAAATTACACAAAGATGGATCACAACAAGGACGATAGTAAGATCGATACCTTGGTGGAATCTATCAGTCAAATGGTTAAGACCTACTGTGGTCACTCAATAATCGACTACTATTCAGCTACCAAAACAGAGGTATTTGATGTAGAAGATTTATTAACATCGGAGGTTTTTGTCACAGAATCTCCACTCACTAGTGTTACTTCGGTTCAAGAAAGAAGTTCTATAGCTGATAGCTACGAAACTCTAACCGCCAATACGCATTACTATGTAGATACAGAACATGATCGTATTAGAAGGATAGATGGGAGCAGAGGTATTGACTACTGGCCCCAAGGGTTTGCTGCAGTTAAAGTCGTATACAACGCAGGGTATTCTGCCGTGCCGGCTGATTTAAAATTAGCAGTATTTGACTTAGTAACTTATTACTTAAAAGAAGAACATAAAACACAACGTTCAATCGCTGGAACCACCCTAAGAAATGAAGGTAGTACTTCAATCAGAAATGATATTGGTTTTCCAGATCACATCAAACGAGTACTCGACCTTTATAAAATTATAGATATAGTTTAATGGCTATTAAAGATACCATTGATTGGTTACAGGGCAAAATCCCTGAACCCTTACAGCGTGATGCACTACGTAAACGATTCGGTAAAGTCAGAGACCATAAAATCGTATATAATAATAATTGGATAGAAGATGAACTATTAGAAGCATTTAAAAAGGCCGCTTATATGAACTGGCATAAGGCAAATCCCGGCCAACAACCCACTAAAATGCAAGTAACTGAGTTAAATAGGTTAATTAGAAGTTATTTAAGCCATGCTTCTGGATTCTCTTACTACAAAGAAAATGTTGAAGCAAAATACCAACAAGCAGGTGTAAACCCTAGAGCTATTATTGTAAGCAAGCCTGGTCGCGATGTAGTTGTACAGTTTGCAACTAATACAGGGGAAGATTTTGAAGGGTTTGTACCATGGGGAAGTAGGAAAAGGGTCAATGTCGCCAGTGTCGAGTTACTGAAGGAAGCCGCAGGGGAATTAGTAAGAGCAATCAAAAAAGACCCTTCAGTTAAG